ACACCTGCAGCTAATGGATCGGCTGGTATACCGTATTTTTTCTCTACATCGGTAAAGCCAGGTTGATATGTTGGCAAGAAGCCACCTACATATGATGTTGCCATTGTTGGAGCCATTCTATTTGCATAATCTTGTTCGTATTGTCTACCAAGACCTATATCTTTAACACCTCTAGCAAGTCCACCCAAACCAGATATTTCGGCTCTTTGTCGAGCGCCTAATCCGTATTGAGTAGAACCTAAACCGCCTATTTGTCCGCCGTATCCAGAAATATCAGAACCAATACCTCTAGTCAAAGCTGATCTCGTAGCGCCTATACCACCTAACTGATTACCAAATTCAGACAAAGTATCGCCATATCTTTCTCTGGCTTGTCTTTGTTTTCCAAATTCACCCATCGCACTTGTTTGAGCATTTTGAAAACCGCTTGAACGAATACGTGCTAACGCTTCACCAAGCCCTCTACCTAAAGAGGAACGTCTTTCATCAGCCGTTAATCTAGCTCTTGAACCAAATGCCGATTCGCCACCAGATTGTATGTCTCTGGCACGTTGCGCTACATCAGCAATATCGCCTTGTTTAAAGACATCATCCATAGTCTGTTGAACTACTCTATCTTCAAACGGGTCAAAATAAGCTTGTGTCATGGTGCTAGGATCAAATTGCATACCCGCAGCTTGTCGTGCCTGTTCAGTTGCACCGCCTAAATATTGTTCTTGTCCAGCAAAATATGGTTGTGCTATTTGGCCTGCTCGTCTAGACATACCTAAACCTTCTAATATGCCACTTTGTTGTGCATCTAAATAAGGTTGATATGAACCAATACCTGCTTGCGCTTGTTGCATAGCTTGTATTTCTAATGGCGATAATCCCGCAGTTTGTCTGAGAATAGCAGGCTTATCTAAATAAGATTTTTGTGCAGCCGCGTAAGCTTGATTTATAAATCCAGGTGTATCAGGTGAACCAAAATAAGCTTCTCTTAGATTGGGATCAGATATTCTTTGACCTTGACCAACACTTGTCATTACTGGATTGATTTGACCTGGTACTGGATTATTAATACCAGTAATACCAGCGTTTGTATCTGTAGGCATTACTACTCCATTTTGGGGTTGTCCAACACTTGGGTATTCCACTCCTATAGGACGAGGTGAATACCCTGTTGTATATGGTGCTGGTGGTTGTCTAGCTACTGAACCTGTAATACCGCCGTAGGTTGGCTGTCCTATCGGCATAGGTTGTGGTTGGGAAACTGGCTGTGATGGAGCCATTGCCGAAATTGGTTGTGGCATTGGCTGTAGTTGTTTCATAGCTGGCTGTGGCAGTCTTACTCTATCCTGACCTCTGCCTTTAAATTCTCCTCTTTGATTTGATCGCGCCATTACACTGCCTCAAATATGTTCATTAGTTCACGCATGTTAGTAACACCGCGCTCTCTATCTGAATTTGTTGTTTTGATTAATTCTATACCCTTTTTGGTTTTATTCAAATCATAAGCGCCTGCGCCTTTTGTAGCAGCAGCCGTCATTACAAATTCACCATCGGATAACATAGCAGGTATATCGTCTGAAGTTCCAGTTCCAGGACCTTCTGATTCACCACCTTCACGCATATCTAGTTCGGCTATACCACCTTTTTTAAAATATTGTCTAGAAATAAGGCCACCGCCTGCGGCAGCTACTGGTTGATTCATTGCGTCAAAGTCAAGAGATACTGGTGCTGGACTTAATCCAAACTCTTCTCTAGTACCACCAGTGCCAAGAGCATTAGCTAATTGGTATCTACCTAAAGAATCCATTGATACTTGCGGAGTGTCAGCTAAACCGCCTTCTCTACGCTTATAATCATCATAAGCTGCTTTACCTAAAAGACCAGTAAATGCCATACCCATGCCACCGCCTGGGTAATTACTTGTTATGCCACCAACTATATCGCCAATTTTTCCAAAATTACCTTTATCATCAGCACCGCCACCACTAAATAAATCAGTAAATATATTTCTACTTGCACTAGGGATGCCACCTGTAGTGGTTGGCAATTGTTCTAGTTCATTTTTTAATTTATTAATTTGAGTTTCAGCTTTTTGAGCTTCTATATAATTTTCAACTTCAACTGCATCATAATACATGTTTGTTGCAGCTTCTATTGCTTTTTCTATTGCTGTTCTTTTAGGTGCGTTAGGATCAATAGTTGGAGATGTCCCTGTCATTGGTGGGATACCATATTTACCAGCAGCATAAGTTCCAATACCACTTAATAAAGCATCTTCTGTTGACCCGCCAGTTGCTTTTGATGTTGCAGCCGCTATTGCTGCTTTAGTTAAATTATCTGTTCCAGGAATAATTGTTGATATAATAGTAGGTAATACTTTTTTAAAAATATCGCTAAATTTACTCATTTTCGTTCCTGTTTATTCTATGCATCGTATTTTTCATTTAATATACCTATGAATACCATCTTTCTATATTCCATCCTTCGGATGAACTTGAAATATTTACGGTAACATTTCCATTCGTCTGAATAGAAACAGAGCCTATTGAGGCTTGCAGTTCATACCCCTGTGGACTTGTTGGAGTATGAAGCTGTATCCATCGGTTGCCAGTGTAGACTTGTAAAACACCAATAGATGTATTCCATATTACATCACCTTGTAGAAAAGCTAAAGTGCTGATTTCTTGGTCATTAAACTGTGGCGTAGAATTTGGGTCAAACGAACCTAAGTTAATCTCTAATATTCTAACTAAACGATTGAAAATTTCTTTTCTTGCAAATTCATTAGACTCAACTGGCAATCTTGTTTGTAGTAATTTGCTCATCTTCTGCCATCATTTTTTACATCAATCCTTGTCGCCCCTAAACGCCAACCTAAAGATACATTACCAGCACCTGATTGATCGTCATTTGATTCAACACGCAATACAGCTTGACGGCCTCTAGCTCTTATATTGGCTTTAGTGGTTGATGACGTTATTTCTGAGGTAGCTCTAGTCGTCAATGATTGTCCTGGATAGTTTCTAGTTTTAGTTACTATGTTGACAGAACCATTATTTGAATCTTGTAAGAATCTTATGTCAGGTATCACAGAAGAGATTGACGTAAACCTATCGCCATCATCTAAATCGAAGTCACTTGACTCAATAAAAACATTGGTCATCGCGCTGCCATCATCGTCATACCCTATCTCATGTTGGTATAAATAATTATCTTTAGTAGCTTGCGGATAATTAACAACGCCTGAATCTAGCCAAGATGTTCGTTCTAACTCTCCGTAATACCATACTTTTTCTTGCGTATTGTAAATAACATAACGATCTATTTCGGTTGCAGAAGCTGAAGGATAAAACCAACCTATCTCATTGTTTTCACTATTACTAAAAGCATGAACTTTATAAGCTTGACCATCATTAAAGTCAGAAAATACATAACTTTGTACAGTACAAGGTAATTTTTCTACTGTGCCATTATATATATAGAAACTGCCATAACTCATAAAGTAGACACCGCTATCAGCAGTAATTGCTGCTTTTGGTCCTAATAAGCCTGTAGCTTCATTAATAAGATTAATTGCAAAAGTAAATGGAGGTCCAACAAATTGCATACTGTACACAGAAGTATCAGTAAATATAATGATTTCTTGTCTAGACTTAACTGCACCTACAATATTAGAGCCAGATGATAATCGTAAAGAACCAGCCGTATTAGTAATCAATGGTTCAAATTCTAGTTCGTTTTCTTGGTCACTAAAAGCCACTAACATTGGGTCAAGAACCCCACTTCTAGCACTGCCTGATATGGGATCAGCACCTAATACAATTAAATGTCGATCAATTTCAGATGTAATAACTTGCAATCCAAGTGTAGGGACTAGGTTAGCGGTTGCTAAACCTGATAAATCTAAAGCTCTTGTGCTAGTTCCATTATTTTCTACCCAACGATAAATGCCACCGCCACGTGGATTTATAATTAGGTTCTCACCAAAGTTATCATGCGTCCACAATCTTAGTTGTCCGATTGCGGTTAAAGCAGTGGTTGAACCAAATGTACCAGACCCCCAAGTTCCTGATCCCCAACCAGCAGAAGGGACATAACTATCTAGACCTACGCTTATTTGATATGCGCCATCAACTCCAGAACCTCCATTTCCTGTATCACTTGAGTTAGCTGTTACTGTATCGCCAGCAGTATCTTTGGCGACAAACGTGTATGTATTTACAGTAGGGACACTGGCTATTTGATATTCTTGATTTAAAACAGCAGCAGTAACTACGCCACCTAAACTAACTGCGCCAGCCAAAGTAACAAAATCACCTGTTACAGCGCCATGCGCGTTATCTGTTGCTGTGATAGTTGAACTTCCATTAGTAGCAGCGAACACAATACCATTGGTAGTAGTGGCCCTGATAGGGGTTATATCATTGTATACAGTGCCATCTTTTATATAATATTTGAATGTAGTGCCTATTCCTAAATAAAGGTTACTGCCTAGACTCATCCAATTATGCAATGCTCTACTTGTGCCTAAATAAGTATTACTGCTTAGTTTTTCCCAGCCACTCATTTTTTCTACGTGACCATTTCTAAATCTTATGAGGTTACAATCAAACCAACCGTCCTCATTATCGTAGGCAGTGCCTTCTCTATTTATTCCTGGTCTAAAAATTCTTTTAGTATACGGCATTTATACATTTTCCCATTCTTCGCCTTCAAACAACAAGGCTTCTGCTTCTCTTCTTCTTATCAATCCTTCTAAAACCTTACCGCCTGCTTTATTCCAACGCTTTATTTGCTCTGGTACATTTTTGTACTCACCCGCATTTAAAACATTTAATAATGTAGAAGATTTTAAGTTAGACGGACCTAAATTATAAACCCAAGCAACTAAAGCATCAAATTGACATTGTTTTAAATCAACGTCAACCATATCATTTATATAGCTTTCATATTCTACTAGTTCTTCAAGTAACCATTCTTCGGCTTCGTCTTGGCTACAAGTATCGCCTTCTTTGACTTTCTTAATTCGGCCATAAGCAATAGTCCAAACTCCTGCTGCACATTTATAAGCTTCAAGCTCGCAACCTTCAAACTTTTTAATTAAAGATAAACCTTCTGTAGAAGTTTTCATCTTATTCTCCCCATGTCCCATCTTCTGTAATTTTGCCTGTTTTAGTGCCACCCCAATACTCAACCGCATGTTTTTCTTTGATAAGCATTTGGCAAATATCTTCGCCATCTTCCGTATAAGGTATACCCAATATTCGACCATATTTACCTTTACCTAGCGATTTAATTTTAAAATTTCCGCAACATAGCTCTTTAAGTCTTTCTTTGGCTTGCAAACCTAATACTTTTTCAGCTTTATTTCTAGTTCTAGATTCGGGTGTATCAATACCTGCAAGTCTTACTCTTTGTTTGTGTAGCTTTACTGAAAACCCTAAATCTAATACACAATCAAATGTATCGCCATCAATTATTCGGTCTAGTGTAGCGTTGTAAACAAAAGCATCTGGTGCATCACTCATTATTATCTTCCTCTGTAGTAGGGTCATTATCCCTATAATATTTAATTATAGCCAAATTTTGTCTAATGTATCTTTTAATATCAGCTATATTGTTTGATAAATTCTCATAGCCTTGAGCCGTTAAACCATAATATGCCATTGCTGGTGCATCGCCATTATCATAATTATTAACGTATTCTCGCATTGTTTCAGGGTTTAGTATTTTCCATTTTACTTCAGCAGGGTCAATGTTCCCTGGTAAAGGTGGATGATACATTGGTGCAGGCTTTTCAATAGTTATTACTTCTATTGGCTTTACTGTTGGTACTGCAACTGTATTAAACATACTACCTAAAGAAGAACATCCTGTTGTAAATAAAATTAAACTAATTAGGTATATTTTCTTCATCAAATTGCCTCGGATTAGTTAGCTCTACTAGCTCTTTATTTACTTTTACTGTTCCTTTATTAACAATTTTCTCAATTAGACCTGGTTTAGCTATCGCTAAGTTATTAAGATCATGTCTAGCAAAGGTGTTTCTTAATTTATTGACTTCAGCTTGAGCAAGCTTACTGTCTTCATTTAGTTGAGTGATTCTTTCTTGGCTTATCTTTTGTTGTTCTAACTGTTCAGTAATTTGGTTGTTTTGTGAAGATATTGTATTTTCTAAAACAGCTTGGTTGTTGATAGCGGTTTGTAATTCTATCTGAAGTTTTTCTATTGTTGCTTTTTGCATATTAATATACATTGCACTTCCAGCAACACTTACCATTAACAAAGCACCTAATATTAAATTTAGTTTAAATCCCATGTATATATCTCTT